AGTTGTTCATCGATTGCTTGTTTAATATATAATTTTCTAAGATTGTCTGCGCCGCATTGTGCCGCTGTTTTCTTTGAATACCCCGCTTTAATGGCTGCGTCCGTTGCATTTCCACTAATAATATAATTATCTATAAAGCGTTTTTGTTTGAGTGTTAGTTTTTTTTTACCGGTTTCAGTATCCGGCTTCTTTTTTTTCTTTTTAGGCTTAATCTTATTCTTAGCAACTGTTTTTGGCGATGCCTTAACGACCTTTTCTAAATAGGTGTTATTATCATTTTTTGCTTTATTAATATCTTTATCTTTATTCATAATATTACTTTTATTAATAATAACCCCCTTCTATATATTTTTTAAATATTAAATATCTATATAATATAAATATTTATATTAATAATGGTTTGAAAACAAAAAAATACCTATCAGCTCACCGCATATTTAGGTATCTTAGAAAATGAGGAGAATTTATGATGTCATTTAGGAGATCAGTAAATGCATGAAAGTGTGTTTGAAAAGCACATACCTTTTCACTTTACATTATATCATAGGCTTTTTTAAAATAAGGTATCATTTTGGTATCATTTTTAATTTTGGGCTATCATCTTATTAATTTCGGCGCTTTTTCGCTTAATTTGAACGAGTGAGTATCCTGTTTCGGCAGCTATGTCTGATAGCTTCATGCCCTTGATAAATCTCAAATTAAACACCGTAAGCAACAAGTCATCCTCAAATAAGCTTGCCATTTCTTCGGCTTTTTCTGCTAGCTTGTCCAATTCTTGTTCGATGGTTTTAACGATTATTTTTTCATTTGCTATCCAAGTTGAGAGTTCTGCAATTCGCTGATAGATTTCTGTTACTGGCGGTCTAGTATATGATGCCTTGATTTCGCTTGGATCAATAGCTTTTATATCTTTAGGGCCGTTATCATAGACTAAAGTATCTAATTCCTTTTGCCAGACTTTAATTTTGGATTTTGCGGCTTCGAGGGATAACTTTAAATCTCGATAGGTTTTGAAAAAGTAAACGTTGGTATTGATATTTTCTACAACGATAATTATTGCCTCCTTTTTCGAAAATAGTAAATAATTGACTTATATTCCCTTAATTTTCTTTTGTCTTACTTCTTCCGTCATAACAACTCCTTAAAAATTGTAATCACAACTTTACAGGTAATAAAATAAATCTATCATTGCCAGACTTAACTTGGAACGGTCTTAATGCGTCAGTGTAAGTTATAATGATAAAATCTTCACAAGATCCAACGATTGTTTGTAAATATTCAAGCGTAAACCCCGTTAGTATATCACTTGTGTTAAAGCCGTTTTCTAATGCAATTATCGTTTCATAAGCGTTTAACTCACTAACTGTCGATAGCGTAAGATTTCGATTGTTTACAATGAACTTTACTACTGCGTTCTTTTCGACTAAACTTGACATAATACTTAACTCTTTGCTTATATCGGTTTTGTTAATTCTTAATTCGCTTGATATGGTTGCATCAAACAAACGTTCGAATTGTATATCGCCAATGATTAAATTAGTATAAACCGTCATATCTTCGTTTTCATACATTGCGGTAAGTGGTGATACTTTGATTATCACTTCATCATCATCGGCTTGTATTGCGTCAATAAACCATGTCGGCATAACGTATTGTCTTGGCTTATCTTCTACTGGTAAATAATTAGGGTTATACAAATACGCTTTATAAGCGTCTGTTGCTAATACTTTCCCATTTTCTTGCAAGAACACTCCCGTTAATACTGGCTTTGTGTCTGACTTGCTAACGAACTTAGTTGCCTTTTTGAGCGCTTTTAGACTTGTTTTAACGCTTATAAGGTTGCTTTCATTCTTCTACCTCCGCCATATATTCTTTCTATGCTGATTTTTTATATACAGAGTCCAGCAGTGCTTTTAACTCGGGATCGATTTCGGCAGTTGATCTTGTCGTTCTGCTGTATAATAACGCGTTAGCATATTGCAGATGCATTTTATTTGCTTTTAAGCTGTCGAATATCGCTTTTGATATCTGATCGTATGAATAGCCACTATCGATCCACTCGCTAATCATAGTCTTTTCATACTCAAGCAACTCCCGATTATAGCATGTTTCCGCATAGCTATAAAGTCTTGAAAGCAAATCATCCTTTTCTAAAATTGTCATATCTTGCTTTATTGGTGCTGGCTTTGGTACTTGTTTATCGTTGTAATTGCCTTCAAGGACTTTAACATAATTATTTGGTCTAATCACCCAGTCAAAATCTGCCATCCAATTTCTAGAGTTTTGGCCTTGAAGGAATGGCGAATTACTAATATTATCAATTACCATAAAAATCGAATCATTACCATATTCTTTGATGCGTGCATTAAGATGAGATTTGCGTTTGTCAGTGATTGCGGTAATAGGTTTTAATTTTGATTTTTCGTTCCAATAAGTGAGGATAGCTGGATAATCGATTCTCGAAGCTTTTACGGAGTCAGCGTCAGCTGACACAGACGTAGTCTGTAAATTATCCTTACCTAACTCTAACTCTATACTATCTCTATCCTTACCTAACCTATCCTGTGTATCCATGTTGTATACATTTTGGATACAATTGATTTCGCCTGGTTTTATTAACCGATAACTCTTATTTTGCTTTTCTACTAGAAGAGCTTTTTCTTTTTGGTAAACTGTAGGTTTGTATCGGTCTTTTTGAATATAATTGTGTATTTTCCAATGCTTGATTACTACAACGCCAGTATCAAAAGGAATGATAAACTTTTTGGCTATAAGAATACTCATATCATCATCTCTAGCGCCACACATGCGCATGATTGATTTCGGTCTGTTAATAAAGCCATCATCATCTGCTCGCATAGCTAGATGAAAATATAAATTTTGAGTCGTTGGCGGCATCTCTAAAAATGCATCACTATCAATTATTGTTTTTGCAAACATTCTTCGCTCGGCCATTATTGCTTCACCACCTCATCTTCGTTTCTGATTTCAATCTTTACTAATCCTACGATTTTGGAACCATCAGGAATTAACGGCTTAATTTCTTCAAACGGGATTATGTCGAATTTATATCTAATTGACATTGCTAAACCGGAAAGTATAACTGGTGTTTCAAAATAAACTAAGACTTTGCCACTTTTTAAGAGCTTCTTTTGTAGATTAGCAACGTATTTCTCTTTCAGCTGTGGCCGATAGCCTTTTGACTTTAGGAACTTAGTTAATACTTTGTCTAGTTCTTGGCCATAAGCGCTATAGAAGCTTATCATAAGCATTTTGGCATCTTGGGCATTGATTTCACTATTTATATATTTCGATAAATCATATTTAAATTCGGTCATAGTGAATAAACCACCTCTGTACACCAGTCATTAACTACGATTACATATCCATATCTGTTGCCGATTTCACCTACAGTCAGTCCGTTGCATTTGCCGGCCCATTGTTCAACGTTTTTTCGAATTTTTTTTTTAGTAAATCCTCTGCGTTCACAATCAGCAATATATTTTTCTAAGTCGAATACATAAACTGTTTTTGTTTTTGGATTTGTTTTAGTTGCCATAGGATGCCTCGTGCTGTTCTAATTCAGCAATATATTTACTAATTGCTTTATCGTAGGCGATTAGCGGCTTTAATTTTCGCTTCAAGTAATTAATCCGGCTCATGATTTCGTTTGCCGTTTCTCGTACCTCGCTTCGTTCATCTTTGGCTTCCTTAAGGCTTAATCCTTTGAACGGTCTCGCCAAGCGATATCCTTTTTTCTTTGAACTAGACAAAACTGGATAATAAAGCGATACTTCGCTGATTTTTTCTCTTACTGTTCTGCTATCTAAAGGCTTTGACATCATTGGTTGTGATAAGTGATAGCATAGAGCTTTCTTATCAATTCTTTCCGTGCCTTGTAGAAAAGGCAATATCGGTGAATCAAAATTTTGTTTTGCTTTTCTTGATTGATCGATTTTTTTCATAGTTCCCCCTATTCAATTAATGTGATTTCATGTTCGTTATACCAACGATAATGCTCTAGCTTATTTGTAGCATTTATAATTGGTTTCTCGAAAACAACACAATAAGGCAATTTTTTAAAATCATTGTAGGTTAGGATTTTCACTATTTCGCCAACTGCGCCATTAAAATTTATATCATTGTCATCCTTAACAACTTTGACTTTATCGCCAACTCGATATTTCATCTTAACCCCATGTTGCGTTTTGCGTAGTCAGCCCTTTTGCAAGTTAATCTCGACAAGTGTATTTCTGCATTATCAGCAGCAATACATTTAATCCATTCAGTATGTTTTTCTTGTTCTTCGAGATTGCAGTACTTGCAAATGTCATAATTAAATCTTCGTTTTTTTCTTTTCTTCATGGGCTTGTCCACCTTTTTTGGTAGGTTCAATTATTTCGATATCATCTGTTGTTTCATTTGGTTTTCTTGTAGTCTTTGGCTTGGTGCTTGTTCTTTTCTTTCTAACCGGTTTGGGCTTCGTTTCAAAAACCATTTTTGCGGATTTCTTTTTGCGCTTTTCACCATTGGTAATATCATCACACCATTCAGCGAAAGCTGGGATACCGAGTCCGTTATCATCATAAACCATATTACCAACGACAATTTTGCCATCGTATCCGTTCACCCAAGCATTAACTCGTTTTATTAATACTTCTGGATTTTCGCCATCTTTGAGCCTATCCCGGATATATTTAGCTAAAGAGAAGCGGTATTTCTTTTTTGGGTCATTAATTGGTATGACCGTTTTTTCTTCATCGGCTTTATCTAATTTTGGTATTGGCATATTAAGTAAATAATTTTCCATATTTTTCCTCCAATTTTTGCTATAAATGAGGACCTACTTAAAATGGTAGGTCATCATCGTTAATCGCTCGTTTTGAATATAATTGATATTCGCTTTCACCAAGCGTTTCTGGATAAGAGCTTTGTTGAGGCTGCTGATATTGTGGTGGTGAAGCTGGTGCTTTTGGCTTTGGTGCAGCTGGTGGTTCTGGCATATAATCGTAAGGTGTTGTGGCTGGTTTTGCTTGTGTTTGTGCTAATTGATCCTCTGCATAATCTTGGTATCGGTCTTTGGCTTTTGGTGGATTAAAGCCGCTTTGTGCTTGGATGAAACTTATTTCGACGTTTTCGTACCACTTGCCCTCTGTGCCTTTGCTTTTCTTGAGAAAACCAACCACAAAAACTTTATCACCAGGAACCAAATTATTTATATAGGCAATATCGCCTTTTGAAAATGTGAGACAGTTTTTAATGCTTCCATCAGCCCTTACGGCGATTTTCGCCATCGTCCAACTTGAGCCATCTTTCTTGGTGCCATACTTTATTTCTGGATGGGAGTAAACTTCACCGACCATTTCGATTTTTACGTATTCGTTCATTTCTTCATCCTTTCGGGCATACGATAACAGGCTTCCCTGTTAATGCCATTATTTCGTGTTTGAATCTTATTTCATCGGAATTGCCATCCGATAAATGCATTAAATAAATCGCTTTAACTTGCGATAAATCATTCGCTTTAAGGAACTCTTTAACGTTCTCGAGTTCAAAGTGACTGCTATATAATCTTTTCGCAACAACTTTCGGAATTTTTCCACCATCGATATTCCTCTTAAGTATTTCTTTAGCGTAATTACACTCAATCATTATGTAATTGAGTTTTGCGAATTTTGATTGTATATAAAACGTATCGGTTGCAAATAATAATTTTTCTTTCGTAACTTCTGAATAAATTAAATAACCTAACGGCTCTTTTGCATCGTGTTGAACGTTGAAACCAATTACGGTAAACGTTCCAATTCTTAATGCTTGATTATGTCTAATTTCATGTTGCTTATATTTGTAACTTTCGATTGATAACTCCTCTAATGTTCCTTTGCTTGCGAATATATGACAATAACGAAGCAGTTTTTCGGCGCTTGATGAATGGTCCTTATGCTCGTGAGTTATTAAGCATCCGTTTAACTCCGTTAGATTGACAGGGATTGACTTTGCGATTTTATCGAGCCTTATTCCGCATTCGATTAGGAGGCGGGAACTGCCATCTGAAATGTAATAGCAGTTCCCATTTGAAGAGCTTGCAATTGGGATAATTTCCATATTAGAACGGTCGGCTTCTTGTGACCGTTTGTTTTGCTGTTTCTTGTTGCTTAATTGGTTGTGGTTCTTCGGCAGATTCGACTACTTGTTCAACTTCGCCAAGTGTTTCAACTTCTTCTGTATCTAGCGGAATATCGACAACTTCGCCAGTGTTAGCAAGTTGCTTAACTTCTTCTTGTGCAACAACCTCGGCTTCAACGACATTGTCAAAATTCATTTCATCTTGCGTTTTTGCCCAATCTTGTTTTAACTCAACCGGAATACTCATAAAAGGTTTTAAGACATAATTATAAAGGCACCATGTGGCGGTTTTCAAAACCATTCGTTGAGTATCCGCTTTCCAAATAGGTTTTTCGTTTGTTGGCGATGCATTGTAAGCTCTCATGATGCGATTTTTATCGATAACTACCGGATATTGCACCAACTTTCCATCTTCTAATACATAAGCGATTTTGTAAGCGCCTATAATGTTTTCTAACTTGTTGCGGTCAACACTGTTGTTTTTTTTGTGTTTCACGACTTTTTCTAAACCGGTTTCGAAATCAACATCGGTTTCAAATTCGTCTCCCTGGCAAATAACTCCACTTAAAAAACGAACGATTGATTTACTGCACCATTTAATTAATTCTTTGTCGATGCCTTGATATTGCTTTTTAACTGCAACGTCAAACTTGCCGGTCTTTCCATTTCTGCGAACGTCGACATACAATTCGTTTTCAGTAATTGATAGTTGGAGTCGTGCATAACGCTTAATTTGACCAACAACGTCTTTAACATCTACATCTCTCCAGTCAATTTTGCGTTCTTCAACTTGCTTAATAATCGCCATGACAATGTCGGCTGCATATGCTTTTTCTTTTGCCGTCAATGGTGTGTTTTCGATGCTGGCAAATTGTTCAACTTGAACTAGCATATTATGTAATGCTTTTTTGCCAATGTCCGGAATTTTTAATTCCTTTTTTTCCTCATTTTGTGTTTGATTCATACATTTCCTCCTAAATTGCATTTTCAAATCTTAATTTTTTATCTGCTTCGGATACAACAAGTCTGATGATTTGCGTATCGATTGGCTTAATTTGAGTGATTGACTCGGCATTATCGATAAATACCGGTGCTTTCACGTTATAAACTTTGTGAAGCGCTTGAATGATATCTAAGCCCGCATTTACTTGCATTGCATGATTGAGATCAGAATAAGGCACTCCGTTCACAGTTGCATCGCAGATTTCCTTAATGCCACCGTTGATTTGCGTTTCAAATAATTTGAACTTAACGAACTCGAATTGTGAGTTCACTTTATCTTCCAACAATGATGCTTTGGTTGTAATGAACTCTTCGCATAGTTTATGAAGATTGTCCTCTTTCTCATATTGTTCGGTAAGGAATTGTTCTTCTTCGGACAATTCTCTAATCCGTAAGTCGTTTTGCTTCTTGAGATCAAACATTGCAAGCTTGCGATTTAAGCTTGTGATTTCGTTTCTTACACCTTCAAGTTCATCTTCTCGATTAAAACTTGTGTTAGTTTGTAAATCGCGCTTTTGCATAATAAGTTCGGCAAGTTTAGTATCAAGTTCATCAATCTTGGCTTGATTAGGATTTGATTCTGGCTCTGCATTAACTCGTTTCCATTCTTCGGCTTTGGCATCAATTTGAACCTTTAATGCTTTTGCTTGTTCAATAACTTCATCCAATTCCTTTTCACAATTCTTAATGATCGCTTCTTGGTCGGCAATCTTTTCTTCGATTTCCTTCATCTTGATATTTAGTGATTTGCCATCGGCTACGATTTTTTCTAATGTGTTTGATTTGGTTAAGTTAAACTTTTCTCTTAGTTCTTCTGCTTTATGGGCGGGCAAAGGTTGTCCGCAGTAAGAACAGTTGTCCACGACAAATTCTTTTGCGAATTCTAAGTCATATTGTTGATACAACTCTTCTTTTTTCTCAATATAGCTATCGATGGTCTTTTCTAAGCTTTCGATTTCTTTTTTAGCATTATCGATTGAACGATTTAAATCGTTCATACGATCGGTTGCGCTTTGGTGTTTAAGTTTAAGGCTTCTTCCTTCGCTAGCGATTTCATCGAGCTTAATTTGTTTTGTTGAAGTAAAGTTTCTTAGCCTTGCGATTTCGTTTTCGATCCGCAAGCGTTCATTTTCAATTTGTAATAATTGGTTTGCGGTATCACCATTGCTCTTAAGAGCGATTAGTTCATCACGTTTTATTTCAAGATTAGAAATTCGGTCATTAATTGAGTTTATTGATAAACCATCAATTTCGGAATAATCGATTTTTGAAAGCTCATCGATTTTAATCGGGATGGCTTTTAATTGATCATTAATCTTTTTCTTGGAGTTTGTTACAATCGCCAATAATTCATCGACTGTTTTCTTTTCAAGTTCTGCCAATAATGGCTTTAGGTTTTTGTTTGATGCAATGACATCCGCATCGCTCACGTTGCCGACAAGCTCTAGCAGGATTTGGCGGCGCTTTTGCCAACTTAGGTTCTGGTTGAAATAATACAGATTTGTAATCATTTTGAAAATTTCTTCATCCGCAAGCTTCGCCACTTCGGCTTTGTATAGCTTTTCTTGAACCGGCACTGAATTAATGTAATAATCAGTTGTATGGCCGGAAAACTCGGTTTCGTTACTTCCACGCTTTCTTGACCAATTTTCCTTTAAGACTTTTTTAAACGACTTTTCATCACCGTCAATTTCGAATACAAGTTCGACTGAATATTCTTGGTTGTGTAATTCGCTGCCATCTGGTAGCAATGGCTTCACATTGAAGCTTGTAACGTTTTGAGAGTTCTTGTTGAATAAGCACCAAAGAAACGCATCCAAGATGCTTGTTTTACCTGTGGCATTGTCGCCGTAAATATTCATATTGCCAATAAAATTAATAGTTAAGTCTTTGATCCCCTTGAAGTTATGCATCACAATTTGTTTTAATTCAATTCTCATTTGACATTATCCCCTTCGATAAATTGTTTCAGCGCTTTTTTAAGAGTAGCGTTCTCTTTCCTTAATCTTTCAATTTCTCTATCTTTGGCCGCAAGTTGCTCTTCCAAAGATTCTTTAATGCCCTTATAGGCTGGGCGATTGATTTTGCGTCCAGGTTTTATTGGTTCGTGTTCGAATAAGGTTAGTTGTTCTTCCACCGGTTAACCACGCCCTTCTTCCATTCTTCTACTTGGTGATCGGTTTTAGTGCCACCAAGTCGTTTATACTCATCGTAAATATCGATGAGTTCTTTTTTTGCTTCTTCGCTTAAGGGCTTCTTAACAATGCCTTTTCGCATCTGTAAGTCAGCCCATAAGTCCATCAAATACGTTGTTCCAGTAATGTGCATGATTCCTCCTTCGTTGAATTGGATTCAATTTTTCTTTCCATTATTTAACACCTCATAAAATCCTATGCTTTAGAGATTGTCCGACTTAACTTAAAATCGGATTTAAGGGCAAAAATCCGCCGTATTTTGCATTTTGTTTTCCTGTTCGACTTACCGTCCAAAATATTATCCAAAAACGCTATTTCGCTTCATTTTTCTTTTCGTTTTCGCTTTTTTGGCTAATTTTAGTATAAAAATATTACGGTAAAAGCAGTTCTTTGACATCAACTCCCCAATGCTCAGCAAGAGCAATAAGTTCAGAAGCTTTAAAATCCGAAAGCCCCCATTCGCGATTTTGGTACGTGGTAAGAGAGATATTAAGGACTTTTGCGACATCTAGTTGGGTTTCGCCGTGCTCAGCACGAAGGCCCATAATTTTTTTTAGATTAATTACTGATTTTTTTTCCATGTCTTCACCTCCTTCTAGTAAATTAATTGAAATTCTTTGATTTCTTTTGGAGCAAGTGGGATAAAATAAACAAACATTTTTTGACCGCCGTGAATGAAATAGGACCTAATCCCATTTGAAATCCGACTTAGAATAGTATCAGCCATTCCTAGATTCATTTTAAAAGTTTCTGCAAATTCTCTCGCATTGTCACACACGGCCACCAAATTATCATCCTCATCGTAGACCGCAACTAAATGATGCTTTTTGTAAAAATTTGTTTTTTTCATAAATCCTCCCGTTTTTGTCGATGTATTATCGACATGCACCGTCATTATATCACACGTTTTTACAAGTGTCAAGCATTTTTTCGCTTTTTTAGCAAGTTTTTAATATTATTTA